GATTTAACATATTTCTTTGAAAATAACTTAAGTAAAGAATTAATAACTAAAAGAAAATTAGAAGATAAAGAAAGAGAAATCACTTTGAAGTTAGAAGATGTTGAATTAAATATTAGCAAAATTGAAGGTTCAATTAAAATGATTGGTGAATCAAATAGTTTATCAATCGCTCTAGGTAACTTGAGAAAGAGAAGGGATGCACTTGAAGAGGAAATCTTAGCTATAAGAGAATTACAATATAGAGAAAGAGATAGAGAAAGAGTTTAAAATATAAAAAAACCTCCAGAAATGGAGGTTTTTTTTTCTTTATATCAAACCTTTCATGATCGAAATATATAACATGAAAGCTTTAAAATCCTTCTAAGGATTAAAAAATAACTCTACAGCTATTTACTTACATAATAAAGACCTTTATATAGAGATTATTGTCTCCAAGGCTCAAGGAAAATTAACAAAAAACTGCAAATTAATGTTGGAAGTTCTTGCTAAAAGAACTATCAAGAAAATGAGATATTATAATAATGATGATAGAATGGATTGCTATCAATCAGGATTATTAGATATGTTCTCAAACTGGCATAACTTCAATGAAGAGAAGTCTGATAATGCTTTTGCTTACTTCACTGAAATCTTCAAGAGAGGTCTAGCAAAAGGATTTAATGAACTCTATAAGAAGAAGGGTGATAGTGACCACCAGATTAGATTGATTTCAATAGAGTCATCTAATGATGGAATGGGGTTACATTCCATTTGACAAAAAACAGTTTTAAAAACTAATATATATCTCATTGGTTAAAACCAAAAAATAACTTAATGAGGTATGAATAAAGATTTATTAGAAAAAGGAATATCAGATAATTTATCCACTAGGCAGATTGCAGAAAAAAATGGTGTTAGTCAGGGGACTGTCAAACATTGGTTGAAAAAACACAATCTCAAAACCAATTTTTTGATAGGTAGTAAAAAAGAGTATGGTCAATATAAATTTTGTCCACAATGTTGTCAAAACTGCTCAATTTTAGATTTTTACAATAAGGGGGGGAAAATTGGTGGGTATGGATGGTGTAAATCTTGTCTGAACAAAAATACAGTTCAAAAACAGAGGGAAACTAAACAAAAATGTGTTGACTATAAGGGTGGTAAGTGTCTGATTTGTGGTTATGATAATTATATAGGAGCGCTAGATTTTCACCATTTAGAACCTAATAAAAAAGACTTTTGTATATCAAGAGTGAAAAATAGAAAATTTGAAGATATAAAAAAAGAATTGGATAAGTGTGTATTATTATGTAGTACCTGTCACAGAGAAGTTGAAGGTGGTGTAAAAAAAGTGGGCCCTGTAGGACTCGAACCTACAACCTTTTGATTATGAGTCAATTGCGCTGACCTTTGCGCCAAGAGCCCGAAGTAGACAGGGCGGGACTTGAACCCACAACCTTGACCGTATAAGAGTCCTGCGCTCACCAATTGCGCCACCTGTCCAAATGAGAATACAAATATATGCAAAACTTTTGAGATAGTTCTAATATTTTTGAAAAAAACTTTAGGTAATTTTTATCATAAACTTCATATGTCTACAATATTTTATTTACTCTCAATACTTTTCATTTGGGTAGAGATTTTCCAAATGAGGAATAGAATGAGAATTGATTATATTGAAGTTCAGTCATTAAATCCGAAGAGATGGATCTTCTTTTACATCTCTAAGATTGCTTATTACTTTTGGATGGTTTTGGGTCTTTTTACTGATAATCCTCATTTATTTTCTATACTGATTATCTTAGGATTATTAAAGTTTTTAATTGTTAAAGTCAAAAAGGACTTTTGGATAAATCTATATGATTTAATATCTTGTGTTTTGAGTATAATAATCCTCCTACAGTTTACGTTTTTAGGTGTTGTTCTGTTATTATAATAAATTCAAATCCCTTTCTTTCACAATACTCAATCATTGCTTTCCACTTACTTAGATTTTTATTATACATTTTTAATGCATATTCAAAGTTCTTTAGTTGTTTAGAAGTAGGATTTTCATGTAACTTTGGTTGGATTGTTTCTGAATGTGGTTTAACTTCGGCTACTACCCTTGAAACTGTTCCATCAGATCTTCTAAGTTCGTAATAAAAATCTGGATAATAACTATGTTCTGATGTTTTAAACTCTTGTTTTTCGGATAACCATTCTGTTTTTGTATAGGGTACTCTTAGGTGTTCTGCTCCCCAGTTGATTATATTATCATTCATATCCAAATAAATCATCATCTTCTGTTCTAACCCAGATCTATAATAGAGACCACCTTGTGAATTGAGTTTTACAACTTTATCTTTATTATTTGGGGTGTATAGACCTTGTTTATATTTGTTTGATTGTCTTGGGGCACTATTAATCATATAGATTTTTGAATTTTGAATATATATTCTAAATAATCAATCTTATGGGAGAATTATTAGAAAGGGTTAAGTTAAGTAACTTAGTGAATGGAGATGGTGTCGCTGATGCTTATAAAAAAAATTCTTTATATTTTTATGAAAAGTATAGAAAATCTGATATTGAGGTAAATGCCGTGCCATTATCTAAAATACAAGCTGGTAGGTTTTATTTTTTTCATTATCTAGATGATTCTAATTGGATGAAATATTCACCGGTCTTTGTTATCAGTGTTAAGAAATTTGAGAATCTTCAAATAGTAATGGCTATGAATTTCAATTTTGTCCCATTAGAAGTTAGAACTAGTGTTTTTGATAATGTAATTGTTGAGCAAAATTTTGAAAAAGATTTACCTCTTAAAGTTGATTTTAATGGTGTTTATCAAAGATTGAAAAGATATGGATTCGAATATTCAATTGTTGAATATAATTTGGCACAAATTAAACTGTCACATAAAATAGAAATGAGATCTGTTCCTAGGTTTTTATATGCTGGCCACCCAAAGAATAAATATGATGCTAAAAAGTTGTATGGTATTTGGAAAGCTAAAATAAAGGATAGGGATAAGAGAGATGCTGAAATGTCTAGTGCGTTGATGAAAGACTTTTTCGATGTTTCGGATGAAATATCAAGTAATTATGAAGTCCTTAGAGGTCATATACAAAGATTGCAGACAAGTCTTGAAAAATATGGCAGACAAAGTTAATATATAACACTATAATAATAAAATATTTATTTTTTTAATGAGTTCTTACAACCCACTTAATAATCAAAATCAGAATCAAACAAACCTATCATCAGCTGTTGAAAATAAAGGATTGTTCAATAGACTTTTGAGGAACCTATCAAACTTTGGTATGAAGTATGATGATATGATTTTGAGAAACACAGTTGGTGTTGGTGTTAATGAAGATCCATATTCTCAAAAAAATAACTCAATGTATGATTTTTTCAGTCAAAAAGCGGTTGCTTCTGTATTGAATAAAAAGTCAATCCCTTATTTAGATAGATCTTATGCTGATAAAAGAAGGATCTTGAGAGAATATTCTATTAAGGATGAAATCAGAGATTTTGTTTCAGCGGTTTCTGATGAGGCTATCATATACGGAACTGATAAAGACTTTTGTTCACCTGATCCATTATCAAATGATTTCCCACAAGATGTAAAGGATAAATACCAAGAGTATTTTGAAGTTATCTATAATAAATTTGGTTTTAACGATAACATAACAGCTTGGAATATGATGAGAGATTATCTAATTGATGGTTATGTTGCTATTGAAATTGTTTGGGATGATAAAAAGAAGAACATCATCCATTTTAATAGATTGAGACCAGAAACATTGGTACCAGCTTATGAACCAGCTATTGGGAATCTTTGGATACAGTTTCCAGAAGATCCACAGTTGAGAAGAATATTTTTAGATTCACAGATTGTTTTCATTTCATATTCAACTCAAAATGATTTTGCTGAAACATCTTATGTTGAGGGTTTAATAAAGCCTTATAACCAATTAAAGATTTTGGAACAAACCAAAATAATGTTTAACATCATAAATGCCACAATCTACCAAAAGTTCACTATTCCAATCAAGGGTCTTCCTAGACAACGTGCTGAAGAACAAATAGGTCAGTTGATTGCTGACTATTCAGAAGAGATTGAGTGGGATGATACAATGGGTACAGTTAGTATCAATGGTAAGAAACACCTTCCATATAATAAACAGATTTGGTTTCCAGAGGGAGATGCTGGTACTCCAGCAATGGAACTAGTTAGCCCTGAAGGACACAATCTAAATGAGGATATATTATTGACTTGGTTTTATAATGTATTGAAGAGAGCTTCTAAGATTCCACATCAAAGATTTGATAAGGATAGTGGTGGTGGTACTGTGTTTGATGATGCTGCCTCTATGACTAGGGATGAAGTTAAGTTCAATAATTTTGTTAATAGATTAAGAGCAAACTACAAGGAACTTATTGTTAAGCCACTTAGATTGCAAATGTGCATGGAATTTCCAGAATTGAAGGATGATGAGGTTTTCTTGAATCAAGTTGACATTATATTTGTTTCTAATCAATTATTTGAAGAGTGGAAGAGACTTGGTAACTTAGAAAAGAGAAGTGGTATTCTTAGTACACTCCTTGGTATACAAACTGCGGATGGTAAACCTTACTTCCACATTGATTATCTAATCGATAAGATTATGAAACTTACTCAAGAGGAAAGAGAAGAGAACAAAGCATATTGGATTAAATCTGCTCAAGGTGGTGGAGCTGCCGAGGGTGGTGGAGAAGGAGGTGCTGAGGGAGGTGCTGAAGCTGGTGGAATGGAAGCTGGTGGAGGTGCTCAAGCCGCACCAGAAGGTGGTGCACAAGCAGCTCCAGAGGCTCAAGCAGGTGGTGGTGCTCAGGCAGCGCCAGAAGCTGGTGGAGAAGGAGGTGCTGAGGGAGAGTTCGAGTTTTAACCCTTAATCTTCCTACTTAAAATTTCTTTAGATTTAGAGGGATTATCAACTCCGAACTTATCAATCATAGTTTTTTCGATCTTTTTTCGGATTTCTTTATTTTGGATTGGATATTCAACCCCCCAATTTTGTTTTAGGGTTGCCTTTCTTTTAGATTCTGAACATTTCCTACAAAAGTATTCTCCCCATCTATTGTCGTATTTGACATAATTTTTAAAAAGAACTTCTTTTTGAACACCACACCCATCACATTTACATTCTATTTTATAGTGACTTCCTGTGGATAATAGTTCAATTGGGATTTCTAGAGTCTCTCCAATAGTAACATCATAACCCAACTCCTCATAATATGAGTAGTTTGATTCATTTACCTTTATTAATATTTCTCTAGTTAGGATCATGCCGCTATATCTTTTGTTATATCGTAATCTATATCAAAAGTTCCTATTTTATATTTTGTTGATCCTTTTGGTTTATGATAAACTGGTCTGAGAATCATTAGTTCATTATATTCTATACTCCATAGTTCTATATTAGCATAGTAGTTATCTTCCTCAATGGATATTGAATGTATGGTGTGTGATATATATGAGGGTTCATTATTTCTGTGATGGGATTGGAATGTACTTCCATGTTTTTCATCTATACCTATTGGTGATAGTTTTTTGAAAATCTCTTCGGGAGAGACATGGTGATTTAATATATTATCAATAGAAAATTCTCTTTTGAAAATGGGCGAATTTTCAAACAAATATTCTAATAGTTCTGATAGGAAATCTTCATTTTTAGGAAAAATTTTAACCTTGTGTAATTCCATGGTAATTTTTATATAACCTAATGTTTGTAAAGTTTTCATTGAGTCCATAAAAAATCCTTCTTGAAAAAAATGTGGTTTTTTTAGGTCAATATATACTATACTAAAAAAATAAATCGCAATAAATGAAACCAATTCTAATTGTTGAAAACAATACGAATCCATTGAAGGAAAACGTTCAGGTTAGTGGCGGTAAGAAAGAATATATCTTAGGTGGTATTTTTACTGAGTTCGGTGTTAAAAACCGTAATGAAAGGATTTATACTGCTGATAAGTTTCTTCCTTGTCTAAAAGAACTGAATGAGCGTATCAATACTATGGGTGTTGTATATGGTGAATTCGACCATCCGGATGTGTTTGACACTTCTCTTTCGAGAGCTTCACACATCATTAAAAGAACCAATTTTATGAAAGAGTCCAATAGGGTTGATGGAGAGATTAAACTCCTTAACACATATTGGGGTAAAGAAGCTAAATCACTTGTTGATGATAACTGTCCTGTTTTTGTTTCTTCAAGAGCGGCTGGTATTACCGAGTCTGATGGCACTGTAACTCTGAAAAAATTATTTACCTATGATATTGTTGCTGATCCAGGTTTTGCTTCAGCAAGAATGAGCTCAATTAATGAGTCATTAGGATTTAAAAAAGAAACTAACTTTAGGATATATGAAATGTCCGATGAGTCAAAAATAAACGATATATTCACTATGAACAAGAATGAATTCGTTACCAAACAACAATTGACTGATTACTCTAAGTATCTTATTAATGAGATTTCATCTACTAAGAAACAAGTTCAGTCTGCTGTTAAAACTGGTAATATCAATCCGAAGAAACTAGAGCAACTTCTTGAGTATTATGAAGAGCTCAACAAGACAAACACACAAATGGTTAAATATTTAGATTATTTAGCTGAGAAAGTTCAAGTTGTTGTTAATGAAAACAGTACTCTTAGAACTACTACTGAGAAATTGATCTCACACAACGATTATTTAGCAGAAAACTTAGAAAAGGCTATTAACTATTCTGAGTATGTTGCTGAAAACTTAGACAAGAACATCTCTTATTCTGAGTATTTAGCTGAAAATCTTGATAAGAACATTGCTTATTCTGAGTACATCGCTGAAAATCTTGATAAGAACATCTCTTATTCTGAGTATTTAGCTGAGAATCTTGATAAGAATATTGCTTATTCTGAGTACATCGCTGAAAACTTAGACAAAGGTATTTCTTACACTGAATATTTAGCAGAAAACTTAGATAACTCTATTGCTTATTCTGAGTATCTAGCTGAGCATGTTGAAGGTAACATTGCTTATTCTGAGTATATCGCTGAACACTTAGATGATAATATTGCTTATTCTGAGTATATCGCTGAGAACTTAGACAAAACAGTTTCTTATGCTGGTGTAATTGCTGAAAAGTTAAACTCTGGTTCTATTAATGAATCAAAAAGATCTTCTAAGAAAGTAGTTCCTACATTAGAAGAAATGGGTTTTGAAATGAATCCAATGGAAGAAGAGGAAGAAGAAACTATGATGGGTAATGAAGAAGAAGAACTTCCACACTTAGTTGCTTCTGAAGAAGAAATTAAATCTCAAGCTTGGTCAAATGAAGAAGAAGAAGGTGAAGACACTTATTCTTGGGAGTCTGGCGAAGAGGAAGAATCTCATGAAGAAGAAGGTCATGGGGAAGAAAAATTCGAAAAGAATTCCGATACAGAATTATCACAACAAATTGATAAATTAATTCAAGAGGCTAAAAAACGTAAAGTTTCTGAAACGTCTGAAATGCATTTCTTGAAGTTTTTAAACAAACGTCAAGCTGACGATTTTTATAATCTGACACTTGAAGAGCAAGAGCAAGTAAAGCTTTATATAAATGAAAAGAGCTATTTTTCTCAAGCTGAAGTTTTAAACTTTATCCAAGAAGCATTATCAACTAAGAATGAATCTCTCGAAGAGAGATTGATTAGATTGATGCCCGAAAACATTAAGCCAATCTGGTCCCAACTTAATGAGTCTTCTAAGAAGTCCGTTATGTCTCAAGCAAGGTTATATCCTGATTTAACAACAGAATCTAACATTGAACATTTCTGGATGACTAGAACTCTTAAGAAAAAAGAATCTGGTACTAAGAAACTTGTTTCAGTAGATCCTATCATTCAAGAAGATAGACTTGCTGAGAGTGAAGTTAAATCCATCTTAGAAAGATTCAAAAGCCTTTAATCTATAAAAAATCCAGGTTAGAAAATTTAAAGTTTTTTAAGGAGAATATATAGATAACAAAAAAAATAAAAAAAAATATGTCACACATTAGAATTGACAAACAGAAGGCTCTTAAAAAATGGGCTCCTGTTTTAGAAAACATGGGTGTTGCAGGCGAAGAAAGACTTGATTGGATGTCAGAATATGCTGAGTTCCACTCAATCAACGAAAACGCTTATGTTAACGCTACTTTAGCTGGTATGGGTTCTGTACAGTCTCCACAACCATCTTTCTTTGCTGGTTATAACCAACAAACACAAACTTCAGGTACTTGGGATACAACAAAGGGTAACTTCGGTTCTGGAGATTTAGGTCAAAACCTTCTTCCAGTTGCTATGAAGATTGCTGCTCAGACTATCGGTCTTGACTTAGTAGCTGTAAAACCTTCACCAGGACCAAAATTAGACCTTCTTTATATTGACTTCCAATATGATGATGTCGCTGCTGCTGGTACAACTGGTCGTCCTCAAGTATTCAAAATCACTGCAGTTGGGAGTGGAACAACTTTGGCTGCGGTTAAAACTAACCTTAATAGTTATATCACTTCTAACAGCCTTAGACTCACATCTGATGGTTTACAGGGTGGTAGACTTTTCTTAACTGTTGCTACAGGTGCTGCTGGTACTTTCTGGAATAACACAACTGGTACGGTAGCAACTACCGGTCCATCTTCAGTTTATGGTGGTGCTGTCGAGTTCTTAGGTTATTCACGTATTGATGGACATCCTATCTTCAGATCTTACCGACAAGCTAACTCTGAGAGAGTAACTACTCCATCTTATGCTTATACATTTGATGCTTCTCAGAACACATTCACTAGCCCTACATCTTCAATGGTTGATCAGATCAAAGTTATCGGTACTTCTTCGGTAGCTAGTGTAACTATTGAGATGGTATCTGCTCTTGAAGATCATCTTCCAGGTTTCTCTGCAAACTGGACTGGTGGACCTGCTGCTACTGATGCATCTGGCTCATATCCAATGGATAGGTTATCTGATGATAACTCATACGCTGGTGTTATCGGACCAAAAGTTTCTTCTAAATCAATCGCAGTTGGTACTATCGAAGTGTCTTCAGCTCTTAGAAGAACTGAAATCGAAGATATCAAAGCTAACACAGGTATGGATATCGTTCAGAAAATGGAGTCAATCCTTGTTAATGAACTTTCTCAAACTATCTCTAAGCAAATCGTTGCTAAGATTTTTGAAATGGGTGCTTTAAACAGAACTGGTTCTGCTCCACTTAAGGGATCTTTCACGGCATTAAATGCAACAGCTTCTACTATCTTCGACTTAGATACTACTTACGCTGGTACTTCAGTTGGTGGTGAAACTACACATGCTGTTCAAAGAAAGCTTATCACTAAAATGGTACATGCTTCTAACTTCATCGCAACTGAAGGTCGTGTTGGACCTGCTCAGTTCGCAGTAACAAACGGAGGTTTAGCTGCAGCTCTTATGGACATCGCTGGTTACACAATCAACCCAACTAAGTCTAAAATCAATGGTTCTGGTCAACTTTATCCAGTTGGTCAAATCGGTGATATCCAAGTATATGTTGATCCATATATGAAGTACAACGATAACAGAGTTGTTATTGGTAGAAAGAATAACACTGATCAACCAGGTATCATCTTCGTACCATACTTAATGGCTCAGTCTATCAGCCTTATCTCTGAAGCAACTTTCGCTCCAAGATTGTTACTTCGTTCAAGATATGCAGTTGCTGAAGTGGGTTGGTACCCTCAGAAGCAGTTCATGCAAATCAACGTATTCGATCCAGAAGCACTTCTTAACTAATAACAGAAGTTCAAAAAAACCTCCCAAACTGGGAGGTTTTTTTTTTGATATATAAAAAAAATAATATAAAGTTATGCAAAGAGATGATGAACATTTAATAAAAGGTAATGTTAAGTTATCAAAAGAAGATGAAAATGTACTCAGAGAGAAGTTTGTACTCGACTATTGTAGAAAGAAAGGTTGGGACAAAGAGAGCTTGAGTCCAACACAAATGTTAGAAGTTGTGCAACAAGGTGGGTATAAAAATCCTGGAATGATTTTATCTTAATGAACTTATTTCATTGTTTATAATATAATAAAA